ATAAAGGTGATATGGAAAGTCGCGAACTGGACAGTACATATACCGTGAGCCCTGTAGCAAATTGGATGAAGAAATGAACAACGAATTTAAAAAATCAAAAAACAATAATGAAACTCGCTATGTGTTAGAAAACAGCGCAACTGTTACTACAGGTAGTGTTGCTACTGCACCTAGTTCGTTAGGCAAAGTTCAAAAGCGTGGAAACATACTGGCGCAAGAAGCAGGTAAAGAAAAAGAAGCACCTAAACCTCGAAACTTTGTTGCTAAGAATGCCAAGATGGGCGGCGCTGGTAAGATGAAGGATAAGAGCAAAACTATTCCTCGTCATGAGAAACATAAAAAACCTGTTGCTGAAGGATTTAATCACGAGTATGATGACGAAGCAGGAATGGCACACAGCAACTTACTCACAACTGCAAGAGCAGTTATGGGCCTGTTAAAAACAATTAAAGATAGAGACAACTTGCCAGAGTGGGGACAAGAAAAGATTGCCAAAGCTGAAATGATGTTGGTCAGTGTTTGGGATTATTTACAGAGTCAGAAACAGTTAGGTAATGATCCACAGGTAGAAGCATACGGTCGTAGAGATGCATATCAAAGAGATTATGACAGCAGCGTAAGTGGTATGGGTAAACGAGATAGTCTAGCATATCGTATGGACGGTGGCGCCAACGATGAAGGCGAAGATGATTCTCAAAATAACTACGGTGTATGGATTAACGGCCGTATGTGGAAAGTATTTGCTACACAACACAGCGCAAATGCTGTTGCAAGAAGCCTGCAGGCAAAAGGCAAAGATGCCAAAGTTGGTTTAACTTCTGCTCCAGTTAGTGAGCAAGGCGTAGCAGAAGGCGTAGCAGGTCCAAAGAGCTGCTGGCCAGGACATAGAAAAGTAGGCACGAAACCAGGTACAGGTAAGAATGCCGGTAAGCGTGTAAATGATTGTGAAAAGATCAAAGAAGACGAAGTAGAAGAAAGCGGATTACAGTATTATACCGGAGTTAAGAAGCACGGTGAAAAATACATGAAAGCCGCTGCGGCTGCAGGTCGTAAAGGCGCTAGTCAAGAAGAATTAGGTGCTCTTAAAGATAGATTAAGTAAAGCACACAAAGGCAAAAGAAAAGGTATAGCAGAAGGTGACGGTCCTGAGTTAGAAGTAATGGATCTTGTTGCTTTAATCGGGGACTTAAGACGAGTAGTTATGAAATATCCGCGAGCAATGGACAAGGCAATGGAACCATTTCAAGATGAATGGTCTGGAGATGCTCCAGAAGGTGCCGCAGAAGCAGCCAAACAGTTAATAGAGAAAGCATTAGGAAAATCTATTGAAGTTTTAAATGATTTAGCGTTTCGTTCAAACTATGATCCGGAGGAACCTTGGTCATTATGGGACGTTGATGCATTAAACAAGCATGAAGCAAATGTTTATAAATCGCACCAAAGTGTGGCAGAAGCACCAGAAGACAGAACAAGCTACCAGGTTGCTAAAATCCTAGCAGATCGTGGAATTAAATATGATCCTGCAAAAGAAGATGAATTGATTAACGCAATAGGCATGGTACTGGTAAAAGAATTAAACATGACGCCAAAGCAGGCAAGAAATTTAATCAGCTACGACGAAGACTTTGTTTCCGATACACTCGGTGAGTTAGGCAACATGGAAAGTTCAGTATCTGAAGTTGCTCCTCCGGGTTGGGAGAAGACTGTTAAGGCTATGAAGAAGCATGATAATATTGACAATCCTTTTGCATTAGCATGGTCTATGAAAAACAAAGGCTATAAGAGCCACAAGAAAGAATCAGTCGATCCTTACTTTGAATCTCTAGCCAACAAATTAGATCAACTAAAAAAAAAGTAAGTGAGAGACAGTTAGAACCGTTTATGGATCTGGATGTATGGAAAGATAATTTCCAGAAAGCAGATCCGAATAAGTATAAGCAGTTTAAAAATAAGACTCCTGAAAAAAAAGATCAAATGGCTACTGCGGCCTTGTACAAAGCTCGTCAACCTAAGACAAAGAAGAAATGAGAAATTTAATAACCATTGTCGAAGCTGCAAATAACGGTTGCCCAGTGGCTACCTACGACATAGATGTAAATTTAAAAAATCGTCAGAAGGCCATAGACGAATATCACTATGGTCCTGCTAATCCAGAAGAGCCGGGCACTTATTGGAAAGATGCTGCCAAACGTTGGAATATTACAGAAAAAACTGCTAAAACAATGAAGTGCGGTAATTGCGGAGCTTTTGATGTTTCAGATAAGATGTGGAGTTGCATCGAAGATGGAATTAAAGGCGATGAAAAATCAGCCGATGCTATGGCAACAATACATAAGGCAGACTTAGGCTATTGCAACTTTCTTCACTTTAAATGCGCAGGCACACGAAGTTGCACTGCTTGGATAACAGGCGGGGCTATAGATAACAAGGATCGAACAGAATAAAATGTTTAAAAGATTCGATGTACCAGTAGTATCGAATCCTGTTTGTAGTGAACCTATCTACAGTATTGTTGCAGAAGATTTTAAATTCTATGACAAAGACGGATTCGAATTAAATCGAGCAGAACAGAAATACTATGAGATGATGCATCATCCTATAGACTATCCTATACTAAATCACAGATGTTGGCAAGAACCCTGGTTCGAGTTAGAGTATCGAGACTTAGGACTGATACTAGATCATTCACTAATATTGCATAGATGTAGATACGAAGGCTACGCCGAACATCAACTACAAAAAATAAAAAAAGATATTCCAGAAGCAGAATGGTTGTTAAAAACTCCACAAAAATGGGGATTTGATTTTGCACTAGATGCTGTAGACAAAAATGGCAACATCTATGAAGTACTGCACGTAGAATACGACAACTACGATTACGATGCTTTTGTAAAATCTATGCAGTTATTCGATTTCAAAGTTAGGCATACTGATTGGCGCGACGCTGCCAAACAAGTATTAGTCAAACAAGACGAATGGTGCCACCTTAAAGGATTTGCCCAAAACGATTGGAAAGCTAATTTTATACTTGGTTGGAACCGAGCAGAATATACAGAAAAAAGTTTGACCTTGTAAGAGCAACCCTGTATACTATACACTTATAGGAGATATTATGGGCAAAGCATTTGGCGCACCAGAGCAGGCAAAAATTAAACAGATTGTATCCGAAGGTATGACTGTTATGCAGGAAATTCAAGACCTCACTGAAGGATTGAATGAAACTATTAAAGCGGTGGCAGAAGAACTGGAAGTAAAACCCAGTGTTATCCGCAAGGCAATCAAAATTGCACAGAAAGACCAATGGGATCAAGTGTTCCGAGAGTTCGACGATCTCGAAACTATTGTTGATATTGCAGGCCACGCAAACCGTCGTGAAGACTGATGGTTATAGATTTATTTAAACCAACCGTACAGTGGATACGTGATGACTTTAAGTCTAATAGAATTCGCTTTATTATTGAGCTTATTGCTTGGGCTATTAGCATCGGTTGCAGTATTACTATGGCGGTCACAGTCCCTAACCCACCGCTGCTTACTCTTTATCCCATTTGGATTCTTGGGTGTTCTATGTACGCTTGGGCTGCTTGGACTAGGAAATCTTTTGGCATGCTGGCTAACTATCTATTGCTAACAACCATAGATACCGTTGGTCTAATTAGAATGCTATAAATAAATTTAGGAAAGGTTCGATCAGCCATAATTGATCACAAAGAAGGTTGCCGGCCATAAGCGGTAAGGAGAACTATATGAGCTACGTCGATGCCATGTGGGATCGCGACAAGGACATTGTACATGTTGTTGAGCGTGATCCAAAGAAAGGCAGAATCTTTCAGGAGTTTCCTGCAAGATACACATTTTATTACCCTGACCAAAGGGGCAAATACAAGTCAATTTACGGTGAAAACCTAAGCAAAGTTGTTACTAGATCCTATAAGGATTTTCAGAAAGAACAACGGATTCACAGCAGTCACAAGCTATACGAATCTGATATTAATACAGTATTCAAAACACTAGAAGAAAACTATCTCAATCACGAACCGCCTAAACTTAATGTGGCGTTCTTCGACATTGAGGTGGACTTCGATCCTGAAAAGGGCTACAGCACTCCCGAAGATGCGTTTATGCCTATTACATCGATCGCTGTTCACCTACAATGGTTAGATACCTTAGTCTGTTTTGCTGTCCCTCCAAAGACACTGACAATGGAGCAGGCAACTGAACTGGTCAAAGACTTTCCTAACACACACCTGTTTGAAACTGAAGCAGAGATGTTAGATGCTTTCTTGGACCTCATTCAAGATGCTGACATTCTCAGTGGTTGGAACAGTGAAGGTTATGATATCCCTTACACCGTTAACAGAGTCATCAAGGCACTAAGTAAAGAAGACACTCGTAGATTCTGTCTGTGGGGTCAATTTCCCAAGAAGAGAGAGTACGAAAAATATGGAAAAGCGGCTGTTACTTATGATCTGGTTGGTCGTGTTCATCTGGACAGTCTCGAGCTGTACCGCAAATACACATATGAAGAGCGACACACTTATCGACTGGATGCCATTGGAGAGATGGAGGTAGGCGAGACTAAGACTCACTATGAGGGTACACTCGATCAGTTATACAACAATGACTTCCGTAAGTTCATTGAGTACAACAGACAGGATACTGCACTACTGGATAAGTTGGACAAGAAGCTCAAGTTCTTAGACCTAGCCAACACACTAGCACATGAATGTACTGTATTGCTACAGACTACAATGGGTGCTGTTGCAGTGACTGAACAGGCCATTGTAAATGAAGCCCACCACCGTGGTCTTATTGTGCCTAATCGTGCCAAGCGTGACGAGGATGCAAACAACCAGGCAGCAGGTGCCTATGTTGCATATCCTAAGAAAGGGTTGCATGACTGGATTGGATCAATTGACATTAACTCATTATATCCGTCAGCTATTCGTGCTTTGAATATGGGTCCGGAAACTATTGTTGGACAGTTGCGTCAAGATAGAACAGACCAACACATTGACGAACAAATGATGGTACATAAGAAGTCGTTTGCGGCATCGTGGGAAGGTATGTTTGGTAGCTTGGAATATGAAGCAGTTATGCGTCAAGATCGTGCATTTGAAATTACCATTGACTGGGAAAACGGTCAAAGTGATATACTGAGTGCGGCTGAAGCGTACAAGTTAATATTCGATAGTAATCAACCCTGGATGTTGAGTGCTAACGGTACTATCTTTACCTATGAACACGAAGGCATTATTCCCGGGCTGTTAAAACGCTGGTATGCTGAACGTAAAGATATGCAAAAGAAGCTCAAGGCAGCTATCGAAGCAGGTAACAAAATTGAAGAAGAATACTGGGACAAGCGTCAGTTAGTTAAGAAAATTAACTTAAACAGTCTGTACGGTGCTATTTTGAATCCTGGTTGCAGATTCTTTGACAAGCGCATCGGACAGTCAACTACTCTAGTAGGTCGTCAGATTGCTAAACACATGGCTGGTAAAGTTAACGAGATGATTACTGGTGAGTTTGATCACGTTGGTAAGAGCATTATATACGGTGATACTGACTCGTGCTATTTCTCAGCTTATAACACGCTAAAGACTGACATTAACAAGAAGCTAATCCCCTGGGATAGAGATGTTGTTATTCAGTTGTATGATCAAATTGCTGAAAACGTAAATGCAACATTCCCGCAGTTTATGTTAGATGCATTTCACTGCCCAAAGAGTCGTGGTGAAGTTATCAAAGGTGGTCGAGAAATTGTTGCTGTTAAAGGCCTATTCATTACTAAGAAACGTTACGCAGTATTATATTACGACAAAGATGGTAAGAGACAAGATCTAGATGGTAAGCCGGGTAAGATTAAAGCTATGGGCTTAGATCTCAAGCGTAGTGATACTCCGGAATTTATGCAGAAGTTTCTAGAAGAAGTTCTTACTAAGGTATTGAATGGTGCAGAGGAACAAGAGATTCTAGAAATGATCAGTGCGTTCCGAACTGAGTTCAAAGCCCGTCCAGGTTGGGAAAAAGGTTCGCCTAAACGTGCTAACAACATTACTGAGTATCAGGCCAAAGAGGCTAAGGCAGGTAAGGCTAATATGCCAGGACATGTCCGTGCTGCCATTAACTGGAATACACTCAAACGTATGAACGGTGACAAGTATTCGATGGCTATTACAGACGGAATGAAGGTAATTGTATGTAAGGTCAAAGACAATCCGTTAGGTTACACATCTATTGCTTATCCAGTTGATGAGATGAGACTACCTAAATGGTTTCAAGAACTTCCATTTGATCACAGCGAAATGGAAACTGCTATCATTAACAACAAGCTAGACAACCTCATTGGTGTGCTAGATTGGGATTTAGAATCAACTACCCAAGACAACACCTTTGGCAAATTATTTTCCTTTGATTGAAAATAATCATTGACTTTACTCACAAATCTAAATAAACTAAACAAAAGGAATTATTATGAAAGACATTCTACAAGATATCGTTAGCCACACACATAGCCTAGGCTTTCTGAACATCGTTAAAATCACAGGCGACGACAAAAAGACTACTATTGACAGTATGGCTGATGACCGTACAGTTATTATGTATGGTGAAACTGCTAGCCCGCAAGCAGATATGACTGGTGTATTCGGTATGCCGCAAATGAACAAATTAAAGTATTTGTTAGATTGCCCAGAATACAAAGAAGACGCAAAAATTGAAGTCGTTAAGCAAGATCGCAACGGTGAAGAAATTCCAACAGGTCTACACTTTGAAAACAAAGGTGGTGATTTTAAGAACGACTACCGCTTTATGAACACTGAAATCATTAACGAAAAGTTAAAGACAGTTAAATTCCGTGGTGTCAAATGGGACGTTGAAGTTGCTCCAAGCCTGGCCAGTGTGCAAAGATTTGCGTTCCAAGCAGCCGCTAACAATGAGCACACAACTTTCTTGGCTAAGACAGATGGTGACAAATTGAAGTTTACCTTCGGTGACCAAGCAAGCCACGGTGGTGAATTTATTTTTGCTACAGGTGTTACTGGCAACCTAAATAAAGGTTGGACCTGGCCAGTTGCTCCCGTACTTGCGATTCTTAAAGCATCAGATGTTAACAATACTATGATGAGTTTAAGCAACGAAGGTGCTCTGCAGATCACTCTTGATAGCGGTCTTGCTACCTACAAGTACATCATTCCTGCACAGACATGATAACAAGTATTAACGGCGGCTCCTATATTGCAGTAACTAACGGGAACCCCTCCGGTCCCTACGTTAGCAACTATAACAACAAAGGTATGGTTGGTATGGTACGCTACAATAACAACCAACTAGAAGTCTATGACGGAACTGCTTGGTTGATATTGGCTTCGTCGCCTGTTAATATTGACCTTACAGGTAGCGCCAATGCTGCCATTGCTTGGGCAATGAGCAAGATGGCGGAAGAGGCAGAATTACAAAAGATGGCTAATAATCATCCTGCTGTAAAAGCAGCATACGAGAATATGAAACGTGCCGCGGAGCAACTAAAAGCAACAATAATATTGAGCAAAGATGAGCAAACAACAAGTTAATTTAACACCATTACAGAAAGACTATGCGGTATATTTGCCAGCTATTAGTAGTTTCTACAGCACCTATGTTGCTAAACAACGTCTAGGTGAATTCGTACCTAAGGATCGTATTCCTAAAGGATTTGATCGCGGTATCGAAGGTATGAACTTTTTAAATCCTGAAGAAGGTTACTTTACCTACAAATACGGTCTGTACTCTGCAGGTCATGCACAGCTAGATCTTACTAAGAGCTTAGAACAAGAGTCTATGATTCAACAACGAGATCGTAATAACACAATGATCTTAGGTGACTCAGGTGGATACCAGATCGGTAAAGGTGTTCTTAAGTTTGATTGGCTAGACTTTGAAGGCAAGGAAGCCACAAAGACTCGTCAAAAGATTCTAGAATGGTTGGAGGTCACTGCCGATTGGTCAATGATGTTGGACGTTCCTACTTGGGCCTGCGATCATATTCACAGTCCTAAAACTGGCTTGAAAACTTTTGAAGACTGTCTAGATAAGACTCGATATAACAATGATTACTTTTTAATGAACAGATTAGGTCAAACTAAATGGCTTAACGTTCTACAAGGCAGTGACTGGGAAACTGCTGAAAAGTGGTATAATGGTGTAAAAGAATTTAGCGACCCTAAAGGTAAGTATGCAGGTCGCGAAGCAGAAGGTTGGGCCTTTGGTGGTGCCAACATGTGCAAGATGGATATTACTCTTAAACGTCTAATGACTATGAGAGAAGATGGTTTGCTGAAGGGCAAAAACTGGATCCACTTCTTGGGTACAGCGCAACTTGACTGGAGTTGTTACTTAACTTTAATTCAACGACAAATTAGGAAACATATCAATGAAGAGCTTACCATATCTTTTGACTGCGCCTCACCGTTTATCGCAACAGCGCACGGACTCGTCTACACAAACGCAGTCCACACGCCAAAAAGGTGGAGTGTTATTATGGACAAAGCCCCAGATAACAAAGCACTTTCAGGATCAGACATCCCGTTCCCATTCGAATCGTCAATCGGTCGAAGACTAACAATGGCAGACATCGCCTACTACGATTTAGGTAAGCGTAAGACTGATGCAGAGTTAGGAGTCGGACCTCGCGGTGGAAAGATTGAGTTCGATCATTTGAATCCTGATCACTACCATGTTGTGCCCAGACTTAACAAGTTAGGTAAGATTCCAAATAGAACAAGTTGGGACAGCTTTGCCTATGCATTAATGATGGGACATAATGTCGAATGTCACATTGTTGCTGTACAACGAGCTCAACAATTAATGGACATTGAGATTGCTAAATCTAAAGGCAAGCTAACCTGGAAGCAATGGAAGAAGGTTAAAGCTCAAGATATGAGCGATGAGTTTAGTGATTGGGTTCCCCGTAATATTCTATACTTTAACAGTTTTGTCGAGGACTTATTCAACACTACTACCAAAACAGATGCATTTGCAATGATCGAACAAGCTGGACCTTTCCTACGCAGTCTAGAAGGTGCTCGACTACAAGGCGGTCCTGCTCAAAATAAATTTAACAACCTATTCGAAATTGAAGAAGTCACTAAATCTGAAGAGATTGATTTAGCCAATCCAGATGATGATAAACTTCGAGAGCTCGAAGAAGGTAAAATGGAAGATGCAGAATGAGTCAAGTATATGTAATTAAACCCTTGCATAAAAAAAGTATTGTCTATCATGTAGAAATGTATCGTAATAATCCAGATGGTAGTATCAGCTGGTTTAACATCGACGAAACATATCGTTGGGGTCAAGGCTTTGTGGAAGGTGACTTGGACTGCAATCTTCCCTGGGAAGGTGATGATGTTGCCTATGCTCGAGCAGACTGCGGTTGGGGTTGCGAATTTGATGATAGTTGTAGCGTTGAATGGGAATTCAGTGACGACATCAAAGAAATGGAACAACAAGAACTAAAAGAACTGTACTACGAAGGTGGTGCTAGTTGGTTGTTTGATGGCGAGCACGATTGGCAAGAAGAAGACACTGCGGTACACATTATAGCACCATATCAAGTAAGTCTATGTGACGAGTTCACTGGCGATGTTATTGAAGAAAATGTAAAACTTAAATCACGACCCGATCCAAAAACTAGTTGGCCCTGGAGTGTAGATAATCCTAAACCGGAAGAATAAAAATGAGAAAAGAAATTATTGGCGTATTAAAACAACACTTCGAAGCACACATTCTCAAGCATAAGATGAATGTAGATATCATGTTAAGCAATCCCATGGCACTACATGACCACACTGACTTAATGGATGCTATTGAAAAAGAAGTAAATCAGATTTCCGAATATATGGACAAACTAGAAGTAATGGAAAAATACTTTAAGGAATAATATGGCAACAGGTAAAAAGAAAATTAAAGAACTATCTATAAATGTAGCAAGTGAAAGTTGGCCCAAAATTAATCAAGGCAGTCACTTAACGGTAAAGACATTTGAAGATGGTCGCACCGAATTAATTTGGGATGACGAAGCATTAATGCGTGATGTCCGAGAAGCAATTAACTCATACGAGTTAAGCCAAATTAAATCAAATGTTAAAGCAAAATCAACAACTCGTACAAAGAAAGTCAAAAGTTCTTGACTTTCTGTATAATTCTGCTATACTAATAACATGAAACGAGATTACGATAATGGTTCCAGTGAAGGTGTAGTATTTTTTACTGGGGTTGAAATTGAACACACTCCTGCATATGGACAAAATACTTTGTTCGTTACAGGAGTCCAATCCAAAGAAGATATTGCATTAAATCTGCAAGGATGCACTCATATCTTCTTTGGAGCGAATCATAGTTTTCATCCTAAAGATAATTTAGATTGGGCACGTTGGGAAGGAATGATTGAATTCTTTTTGGAAAAAGGATATCTATGCAGTCTTGATATCCCTATCGATGTTGCAGAAGAATTCCACGAGAATGGCCTAAACGAATACAATAATTTTATTCCGCAGATTCGAGTTCCTATTCCTTACATTAAACTTTGGAATTACAATACTATGCTTAAGATCGATGACAAAGATTTTAACGCTACAAATCCAGGTGTATGGTCACACAGCCTACACAATTTACAAGATCGTTCCAAGTTTACATCTTGGGATGCATACAAAAACGACAAAGTAATTAAATGACAAATACATATATTAAAATTCGCACCGAATTTGAAGGGTTTCACTTTTACCCTAATGCTGGGTCTATTGATCCACGCATTCAGTTTCTCGAAAATGAACATCGTCATATGTTCAAAGTCGAAGTTAAGATCAGTGTTACACATCTAGACCGTGAATTGGAATTCTTTCTTGTCAAATGGGCATTGCAAGATTTCATTAAAGACGGTAAAATGAATCACAAGAGTTGCGAAATGATCGCAACAGATATCTTGGAAAAGCATTTGATTCCAGCTTATGGATCAAATCGATACTATGAAATTGTAGTATCGGAAGATGGTGAGTCCGACGGTATTGTCGAGTACAAACCTTTATCATCAACCCTGTAATTAGGTATATTAAAAATGGCACAGCCAAAACACATTCAAAAGACTCTTTTCATGAAACCGGAAGTTTCTAAAATCTTCGACGATCTGGAAGCATGGCACGACCACTGTCGTTTCAATCTTTTGGACTTTAACCCTGCAGATTTGTATCGCTCGCAAGAGTATAGATACTTCGCTAATCGTGGTAAGCCACGTGAGGGCTACAAGGGCAAAAACCCACGTTACGAAAATCGAAACAATGGCGAACGTTTTTCTAATTGATTTAGAGGCTGTTTCCACTCGCTATACAGGCGAGTGGAAATTGCACGTTCCTCAACTACTCAAAAAGGCAGGACATAATGTTCAAGTTATATGTGGGCCTGAAGATATTCCTAATGCCACTACTCCTGGTGCTTTCCTTAATTTTGGTGGTACCAACATTTATAAGTCAGCACAGGTGGAGCAGATCAGTAGGTTATTTTGCGACGGAACCATTCGCGCAGGTGATCACTTTATCTTTACTGATGCTTGGCATCCTGGTATCATCAATCTCAAGTACATGGCCGGGCTTCTCGGCATTCCTGTAACTATTCATGCACTATGGCATGCCGGTAGTTATGATCCTCAAGACTTCTTAGGTCGCCTGATTGGCGATGCTCCGTGGGTTAGACATGCTGAAAAATCATTCTTCCACGCTATTGATCACAGCTACTTTGCTACAAAATTCCATATTGAAATGTTTATGGAAAATTTGCTAGGTATTGATTTTAGGACCGGAGCAATGCGCTATATGCAAGACGAACAAATAGTCCGTACTGGATGGCCCATGGAATATATGGATAATACGTTAACCGCATATAAAAATATGCCTAAGCGTGATCTCATCTTATTCCCCCATCGTATTGCACCAGAAAAGCAGGTTGAGATCTTCCGTGATTTAGCTGAACACTTGCCACAATATGAATTTGTAGTGTGTCAAGATACTCAATTGACAAAACAAGAATATCACACACTGCTAGGTCAATCAAAGATCGTGTTTAGTGCAAACCTGCAGGAAACACTGGGAATTAGTTGTTATGAAGGTGCGTTAGTGGATGCCATCCCTATGGTGCCAGATCGTTTGTCCTACAGTGAAATGTATTACGAAGGATTTAAATATCCCAACGAATGGACTAAAGACTGGAATAGTTATCTACAACATAGACAAGAACTATGTCATCACATTATTGTAACAATGACACACTATGACAAACGGGTGCCGCAAGTTCGCAAACAGGCAGCTGATTTAACAGAACAATTCTTTAGTGCAGATAAGCTATTGGAGATGATCAAGTGAAATGGTTTCTAAACTTTCTAGAACGTGTAGGCCGAAAACGAATTGTAATGGACAGACAAAATGATGAACCTTATCTCGAACGCTACTACCTGTTTCTTAAAGATAGAAAGCGTTTCCCCTTCAATGTGTTTCTTCACAAGTTCCTTAAATCAGATCCCGATGATGTGCATGATCATCCATGGCCTTACGCTACACTGATTCTTAAAGGTGGCTATTACGAATGGACTCCTGTATTTGACAATAAGGGCAAAATGATTGCGGAAACTTGCACTTGGAGAGGTGCCGGACATTTTCGTACTTCAAGTGCTAACAGTTATCATCGTATCGAGCTCGATCCTAATGTAACTGCTTGGACACTGTTTATGCCCGGACCTCAAAAAAGGGAATGGGGATTCTTAGTAAAGAACACATGGATTCACAACGACAAATATCTAACTGATAGAGCAAATAATGGATAGTAAAACAAAAGAAGTAATGGACATTCTACAAGAAGAATGTGCAGAAGTAATTCAAGCAGTGAGTAAGATCAGTCGATTTGGCATCGATAACTTCAAGCCAGGTAAACCCAAAACTAATCGAGAACATCTTGAAGAAGAATTAGGCGATATGCTGGCAATGATTGACATCATGCTAGAGAAGAATGTAATATCGTTAGAACACTTAGAAGCTGCAAAAGCTGCTAAGATCGAAAAACTAAAACAATGGTCAAACATATATGAGCAAAATTAAAGTAAGTGAATTATTTTATTCAATTCAAGGTGAAGGACGCTACATGGGCGTCCCGTCTGTATTTCTACGTACATATGGTTGCAATTTTACCTGTCAAGGATTTGGTATGCCGCGTGGCGAACTGAGCACAGAAGCAGACAATGTTGCAAAAAACGTTCAACTATATAAAGATTACAAAGAACTTCCTTTAGTATCTACAGGCTGCGACAGTTATGCAAGTTGGCATCCTGCATTTAAAGAACTAAGCCCAATGGTAGAAACCGAAGGTCTTGCTAAGGCTGTAGTTGATACATTGCCGTTCAAAGAATGGCGAGATGAGCATCTTGTTATCACCGGCGGAGAGCCGCTATTAGGATGGCAACGTGCTTATCCGGATCTTCTAAATCAGCCTTGTATGAAAGATCTTAAAGAAATTACTTTTGAGACAAACGGCACAATGCGTCTGACAAAAGATTTTAAGAGCTATCTAAAAGACTGGGCATTCGGTAGTGACGAAAGAGAAATTACATTCTCAGTTAGTGCTAAACTGCCTTGCAGTGGCGAACCGTGGGATGATGCTATTAAACCCGAAGTTGTTTGTGATTATGAAAACTATGGTACCGCTTATCTCAAGTTTGTTATTGCTACCGAGCAAGACTTTGCAGATGCCGAATGTGCCATTGCCGCATATCGTGCTGCCGGATTTAAAGGACACGTTTATCTAATGCCAGTAGGCGGTGTGGAGAGTGTATATGCTCTAAACAATCGAACAGTAGCAGACATGGCTATGAAGAATGGCTTACGGTATAGCGATAGACTACAAGTACCATTGTTCAAGAATGAGTGGGGCACTTAATGGAAACAAAAAAACGAACCATTGCTAGAATGATCAGTTATAGAATAACTGCTTGGTCATTTACGATATTTTATACTTGGTTATTTACAGGCAGTATCGCTACAGCAACAGGATTCGCTACATTACTACACATTTTGCTTAGTATTGATTATTATATTCACGAAAGAATTTGGTTAAAAATTAAGTGGGGGAAGACAAATGAATAAAATTATTAAAAAACTTTTTGGTATTGATAAAATCGAAGAAGAAACACGAAAAGCTGTTGAAGATGCAGAACGTGCCACAAGAATTGCCAAAGAAGCACACGAGCAAGCCGAACAGGCCAAAGAAGCAGAACGTCTTGCTAAACTAGGACCAAAAGAACTAGCCACCGAAAAGAAAGAACCTTGGGTTGCTGTTCTAGATACACACGTCAACAAAGATAACATCCGCAATGGATTTTTTGAGCTTGACTGGAATGAATACTTTGTGTTACAGTTAAAAGAAGCTGGCTACAAAGGCGATACAGAAGAAGCAGTTGTTGATCAATGGT